ATCCGATTCGCAAGTGATTCTCAAATAGGATTAGCCATATGTCGATGAACTTCGCCTCACCCTCGATGCGGGCCGCAGGGCAGGACCTGACGGTTTCCATCTCGCCGTTGGGGCTGGTCGAACTCTCCGATGAGGAGTTCGAGGTTCATGGTCCTCGTCTCAATCGGTACGCACAGAACTGGGCCTTCTATTTGGGTCATCACTGGGCATACCGTCGTGAACACGGCGAACCACAACTGACGTTCAACTACGTCCGCGCGTTCTCCGACTTCATCACCAACTTCACGTTCGCCCGTGGTGCGCACTTCAAGGCCCCCGACCAGACCGAGGCGATCGTTCCGGCTCTGCTGAAGCGGGTCTGGGAGGTCGACAACAACAAGGAGTCGATCCTCTGGGAGATGGGCCAGCAGGGCGGTGTGTCCGGCGACTGCTTCGTGAAGGTTGCCTGGGATCCCGAGTACGTCGATCCGGCCGGACAGTTTCATCCCGGCCGAGTTCGGATCCTCCCTCTGAACTCGGCGTACTGCTTCCCTGAGTGGCACCCGCACGACCGCGAGCGGATGATCCGGTTCAAGTTGAAGTACCGCTTCTGGGGCACCGCTCCGGAGGGCACTCGGCAGGTCTACACCTACACCGAGATCCTGACCGAGGAGACGATCGAGGAGTACGTCAACGACGAGTTGATCGACCAGCGGCCGAACCCGCTCGGTGTGATCCCTGTCGTGCACATCCCGAACGTCCGGGTGTCCGGCTCGCCGTGGGGCCTGTCCGACATCAGCGACATCATCGGCCTGAACCGCGAGTACAACGAGAAGTCGCTCGAAGTCAGCGACATCATCAACTACCACGCCGCTCCGGTGACGATCATCACGGGTGCCAAGGCATCGAACCTGGAGAAGGGTCCGAAGAAGGTCTGGAGCCTTCCGCAGAAGGAAGCCACCGCGTTCAACCTGGAGGGCGGAACTGCCGCCATTCCGGCCGCGCTGGAGTACCTGGAAGGCATCAAGCGGGCCATGCACGAAATGACCGGTGTGCCGGAAAGTGCACTCGGTCAGATGCAGCCGATCTCCAACACGTCCGGTGTCGCGCTGGCCATTCAGTACCAGCCGATGATGCAGCGGTACAACACCAAGAAGATGACGTACACCGTCGGTCTGCAGAAGATCAACGAGTACGTCCTCCGCACGCTGTTCTTCTTCGACCCGGAAACGCTGGTCTACGACCCGAACACCGAGGGCATTCTTGAGGAGGGCCAGCCGCCTGTTCTCGACCCTCGCGACCCAATCATCTACCAGTCGTACGTTCATTGGCCGCCACCGCTGCCGGTTGACGCACTGGTCAAGTTGAACGAGATCCAGGTGAAGATGGCCCTGGGTCTGGAGTCGAAGCGTGGTGCTCTTGCGGAACTCGGAACCGAATTCCCCGACGAGAAGATTCAGGAGATCTTCGAGGAATTGGTTCAGGATGCAAAGGAGCAGGGCGCTCTCGATATGATCAAGGCAAAGGTCAGCGCCGCAATCATGGCGACAACCGGGGTCATTCCCGGCGAGCAGCCTATGCCGGTAGACAGTGGAACTAACAATTCCACAAGCACTTCCGGCGATAATGGTGCTGATGGATCAACCGGACCTAGTTTCCAGGTAGATCCGATGACGAATCAGATGATTTCAGACCTCGTGACACAGGCCTACGGCACTAAGTCGCCGCAGCGCCGAAACCCGGACAACGAATCCTGACAGGAGCCGTGTAACGCATGACGCTGGACATGCACGAAAGCAAGTACCGTCGATTCTTCGAGCCGGTTGGCTACCGGAAGGACGGTCGCCCGATCTTCCCGATTGCGGGAGGCGACGGAACGACCCCACCGCCGGATGCCCCGCAGACCACCCCATCCACTCCGGAACCCCGCTTCACCGAGGCTGACCTCGCGCGGGTACGGCAGGAGGAGAAGGACAAGGTCTACGGCCGACTGGACCAGGAGCGTCAGAGCCGCGAGGCACTGGAGCGCCAGGTTGCCGATCTTCTGAAGAGCCAGCAGGACCGTGAGGCTGCCGAGGCAGCCGCTCGCCAGCAGGCCGAGGAGGAGGCTCGTCGCAAGGCGGAAGAGGAACTGAGCGCCAAGGACCTACTGGCCCAGCGCGAGCAGGAGTTCAACTCCCGGCTCGCCGACGCCACGCAGACCTGGGAGCAGAAGTTCCAGCAGATGCAGCAGGAGCGCGAGCAGGAGCGGGCGCTTCTGGAGAAGGACAAGGAGTTGGCCAACCTGCAGGCGTACACGCAGCGGCGTGTGACCGAGGAGGCCGACAACATCGCTCCGCAGTTGCTGGAGTTCGTCACCGGCAACTCGACAGCCGAGATCGACGCGAGCATCGAGCGGGTCAAGGCGAAGAGCAACGAAATCGCACTGGCAGCAGCAGAGGCCATCCAGGCGCAGCAGCAGACGCAGCGTCGGGGTGTATCGCCCACCGGCTACGCACCGACCGGCCCCATGGAGATCCAGGGCGGCCAGCGGCAGTACTCGGCAGAAGACATCAAGAACATGTCGATGCAGGAGTACGCGGAGTTCCGGGCGAAGGCACTCGGCGGCATCGCCCAGGCGAACAACCAGCGGGGTCTGTACGGCTAAGTAGCCGAGGCCCAAACGAACACGGTCCGTAGAGGAAAAGGAAGCCAACCAACATGGCAAACGCGATCACCGGTACGACGGCTCTTTCCGGGTCGCCGACCGCTTACTCAGGTGCGAACTCGCAGTTGAGCCAGGCCATCCAGACGATCTGGAGCAAGGAAATCTTGTTCCAGTCGATGCCGATCCTGCGCTTCGAGCAGTTCGCCGTGAAGAAGACCGAACTCGGCGTACAGCCAGGTCTCACGATCAACTTCATGCGCTACAACAACCTGGGTGAGGCGTCCCAGTTGGTTGAAGGTGTCCGCATGGAGACCAACGCCCTGACCGCCTCGCAGTTCAGCATCACCGTCGCCGAGCAGGGCTACGCCGTGGCCGTCTCCGAACTGTTGCTCAACGCATCGTTCGATGACGTGATGGCGTCGGCCTCCCGGCTCCTGGGCCGCAACATGGCGCAGTACCTCGACAAGAGCGCGCGGGACACCCTGCTGCAGGCTCCGTCCGTGCTGTACGGCTACAACAAGTTGAAGGTGCCAGGCAGCATCAGCACCATCAGCCCGTACGACAAGGGCACCGCCTCCACCGACCGCGCCACGATGGCGTCCAGCGGCACCAAGGGCAACTACACCTACACGGCCGCGCTCGTGAAGGATCAGGTCGAGACACTCGCGACCAAGAACGTCCCCCGCCTAGGTGAAACATATGTTTCATTCGTACACCCGCACCAGTCGCGCTGGCTGCGTGACGACCCCGAGTTCATCGAGGTCACGAAGTACGCCGCGCCGGGGAACTTCATGTTGGGTGAGATCGGCCGCCTGGCCGACACGGTCTTCATCGAGACCACTCAGGTCAACAAGATCAACGCCGTTCCGGGCACCAACGCGGACGTCTTCCAGGCGATCACCATCGGCGACAACGCCTTCGGTCACGCGATCAGCCTGCCGGTCGAACTCCGCGACGGCGGCATCCTCGACTTCGGTCGTGAGCACGCCCTGGCGTGGTACGCGATCTGGGGTCTGGGCCTGATCACCTCCGAGGCCGTGGTCATCTCCGAGACCAACTGACCGAGCGAACGGGGTCGGGTCTTCCTGGATCCGGCCCCTTTCGTTGCTTCGAACAACAAACAAGCGCCATCCACAAGGAGAAAACATCATGGCACGCGCACAAGCACGCGCAGGAGACCTGACCGGTCGTCAGAAGATCGCCCTCGCCGAGGAGCACGCAGCCGAGCAGGAGGCCCGCGCTGGGCAGATCGCGCTCGCGACCGCCGCAGCGGCAGAGGCCGAGGCCGAGCCGGTCGACCTTCAGCCGAACCAGCCGGAGGTCCAGGAGGAGATCGTCGGCGAGGTTGCGGTCACCCAGGACGTGGACGTCCAGGAGGAGATCGTGGAGTTCCGCGTGAACGACACCTTCGAGGCCACGATCGGCCACGGCAACGACTACTCGTTCCAGGAGGGCCGTTCCTACCGGGCCCCTCGGTTCATCCGGGACCACCTGGAGGAGAAGGGTCTGATCTGGCACTGAGCCCTGCTCAGGCCCGCATCCAGGACTGAAGGAAACCCATGGCTGGCTTCATGACTTCCCCCGCGAAGAAGGCCCTTCTCGACGCAATGGTCGGGAAGGTCCTTCCGTGGGCTGCTCCTCGCACGACGTACCTCGGCCTTGCCGTCGAGCTGCCCCTACAGGGTGAGCCGACGCTCGGCAACATCACGGAGGTCACGACCCCTGGGTACGCCCGCATCGCGGTCACCTGGGATGCGGCGACCTCCGTCGCGCCGATCTTCGTGGACAACACCTCGGCACTGCAGTTCGGTCCGGTCACGTCCGACATGAACCCGGCTGCCGCGTACGCGTTCCTGACGGAGTCGTCTACCGGCAACGTGATCTCGGTACCGGCACTCACGCTCGGCTCGGCATCAGCCGGTGGAACGTTTGCCGCAGGCACCTACTACTGGAAGATCACCGCGATCAACGCTCGGGGCGAGACAATCGGCTCGAACGAGGTGTCTGCGACTCTGACCCTCAACCAGCAGCAGGTGCTGAACTGGGGTGCGATCTCTGGCGCGACCGGCTACAAGGTCTACCGGGGGACCGCGACCGGTGCACAGGACCGCCTGGTGACCACTCTCGGCACGGTCACGACGTACACCGACACCGGCTCGGCCGGTACGCCGGGAGCCACCGTGCCAACCGAGAACACCGCTGCCGTCGGGGACATCCTGTA